AAATAACTCTATATACTATATATAAGATATCTTGTAAATACAAACCTTAAAGATAGTTCTTTTTTCTTATATATTTTAAGTATACACTATCCGACATCCTGACTATTAAGACTTATTATGACAAAACGGACATTACCTATTATAACAATTTTATAACTTTAAATATCACTGTCCGAATTGTACTGATATGATATACTTTAATCTGACTAGTACTCTGGTTTGTCTCTCATACCCACCAGCCTGAGTACTAGTCTTTTTTTATGGTATAATCACATTATGAATCTTTGTTCACCTGAGATATTTGGAGCAGATCCTGCTCGAATCAAATGGAATATAGTTAGAGGAGATACCTCTCCGCTTCGTATTGAATTTTTAGAAGATGATGAAGTAACATATTTTGATACCTCTGATTGGACCTTTGAGGCTACTACTTATGATCCTCAGTCTGACACTCTTGATTCCCTGGAAGTTACGGCAGGAGAGGGATATGTAGATATTATGGCTCCAGCCTGTATTACTAAATACTGGGGTACTGGATTTAAGTCAGTTGTAACAGAATTAACATTTGACCTTCAAGTAACTATTGATGGAGAAACAATTTGGACACCTTTGATTGGAACCATCTCTGTAATTGGAGATATTACAGGTAGCCTATAATGGCGGTAGTTAAAGTTACAACTCCAAGACCTGAGTTGCCACCAGTAATTAGAATCAAGAATAAAATATTCAAAATAAATAAGTGATATAATTTAGGCATGACTTTACACGCCCACACAACACTTAGCAATACAACTGCTACTCGTTTATCTCCAAACGGAGTACACTCTGGAATGGATATTACAATTCAAAACATACACGAATCTGCTTACGTATACGTCGGCGGAGAAGATGTCTCTGCCTCTGTTTATGGATATCGCATTGCTCCAGGCGCAGCATTTTCTATTGAACTACCTGGACAAGATGCGCTTTATGCAATTTCAAATGTTAACAGTTCAAAGGTTGCAATTCTACAGACTGGTTTAGAGACAGGTAACTAATGGCACGGTTTTCTACAACAGGTGGTAGCGGAGAAGGTACACCAGGTGCCCCAGGAGCAGATGGCGCAGACGGCGCAGATGGAGCGGATGCTCTTTGGAATTTTACTGGTGAATGGGTAAACGGAATTGACTATGCTGCTGGATCTGTAGTTGAATTTCAAGGATCTACCTACTATCATCCTACTGGCCAATTTTCATCATACGCTCCACCAACAAATGGGTGGCTTTTAGTATCTGCTAAAGGTGCAGACGGATCAGATGGTGCCGATGGTTCTGACGGTACGAATGGAACAGATTTTGGAATTTATTATTTAGGAAACTATAATGCATCAAGTGGATATGTAACAGACATTGCAGTAGTAAGAGGATCAGATGGACAACTATATCTTGCTAAAGCAAGCGGACAACTTGAGGATCCAGTTGGTAACTCTATAGAATGGGAAGTTTGGATTCCAAAGGGTGCAGATGGCTCAGCAGCAGACACTGGACAAATTACATTTAACGGTGTATATATTATGGGTGCTGGTACAGGATCTGGTGACGGTGCTGGTAATGGAACTATTAAATTACTGCCAGATGTGGCTTTAGTACAAAATCAATATCATGAAGATCAGTATTTAATAATTGATCCAACATCACCAAACCATATTCATATTCGTGCAGGAGGAGTTCAAGATGCTTCTACTGCAGATCTGTTTATTGGAGCAGAAAGAACTGGAGTACAGGTAAGTGATGGCTCTGGTAATGTAATTATTAGATCAAAAAATCCAGATCGAGTAGACATTTACGCAAACTCTAATCAGGCAAGCAACACGGAATTCATGGTTGCAACAGGTGCAAATATTCTTGTTGGTGACACTGTTCATTTGTACACAGGAGGAGATAATTTTGTAGTAACGGCAGTTACACAAGAATATCCTTACGCAGGTTTAATGACAGTTGTTGCTGACGGTCTATCTTTTGTAACTGGAGAATCTTATACATTCTCTAGAAATATGGGTGAGGATAGATGGATGTTCCAACCTAATGGAGTTACATTCCCTGACAATACCGTTCAGACTACTGCTTTTGTAGGGGGAGCAACAGGAACATTTGAAACTCCAGATAGTAAATTAGTTACAGTTACTAATGGAATCATTACATCTATAGACCCACTGACTTAATACCGTGAGATAATAGCGATATGGCTGCTTCTAAATCTATGGACTTTCCAGGTGCAAAAAAATCTTCCTATGCTGCACAAGTAGAGCAAAGTCAAGCATCCCCATACCAAGAAAATACATTATCATTTCTTCCAGTTCCTGGACCAACGGGACCACAAGGACCAGCAGGCAAAAACGGTATAGATGGAAAAGAAGGACCTCAAGGACCAGAAGGAAAACCAGGTCCCAAAGGATCTGCAGGACCAAATGGAAAAGATGGGATAAGTTCTTTATCGTCTTCAGGTCAGCAAGCGGGATGGGCTTCATATACAAACGATATTACAAAACCAACCAAACTTGGTATATCTCAAGGAGATGATGGATGGGTCACTCTTTTATTAGATACAAAAGATAAAATCCAGAATGAAACATATCTACCTAAAGGCTGTACCAGTCTTTGGAATAGCCATCAAAGAGCCCTAAACTTCCACGGGATAAAGCAAGGCTCCCAAGTATTCATAACATACAACTTTGAGTTAACTACCTATACCTCTAATACTGAGGTTTGGCTAAGAACCTACTTTGCAAGCAAAGATAAAGAGTTTGTGCAGTTAGTAGGATCTTTTAAATATCAGAATGTTTACAATCTTTCTATAACCCAGCAGATTTTTATAGAAGATCAGGCTATGTGGGGTAATGGGGCTGTACCACAGATTAGAACAGACTTTGACGCTTCCGTAATTTTCAATTCTGTATATGTCAGCGTGGTATAATAAAACTATGGCATTTCCAGGAGAACTAAATATAAATTATTATAAGGGTGATACCCACGAGTTTAAGGTATACCCTCAAAAGACTGATGGATCTATTTTTCAATTAGATGACTATAGTAATGCAAGGTTTAAAATTGCAGAAGTAAGAGGAGCAGCAGGACTTGCAGATCAAATTACTGGAAGTGCAATAATCTCAACAGATGGAACATATATTACTTGCGCTATCACTCCAGCAAATGGAGCACTTATGGACCCAGACATAACATATGTTTATGATATTCAAATTTATGCTGCAGGAGCAGGAACTTATGATAAAGTCTTTACACTTTTAACTGGCTCTATATCTGTAACAGATGACGTAACCCAGGGTACTGGAAGTTAATGACAAACATATTTGTATCTTCTGATGACGTTAAAGTAATTGGTGGTACAGCCAATGTTAATGTAGAAGTTGATTTTGGACCACAAGGAGATAGAGGTGGAATTTTTCTTGTAGGAAACGGACATCCAAATACAGTATCACATTCTGTTACATTGCAACTACTTGACCTTTATATAAATGTTCAGGCAACAGATGATGATTATATGGGTCTTTATCAATACGTAAATGTTTCTGGTGTTAACACTTGGGTTTTAACTGGACCATTAATAAAAGATAAATTTAGCGTTATAAGAAATGTTGCTTTTACAGATGGCCAGACCACAAGCGAGGTAGATTTTAGAGTATCTAATATTGCACCACAAAGTCTTGTTGGTGGTCTAACAGCAGAAGACTTTAATGTTCAGTGTACATTTTCTGACCCAGGAAATCCTATTGCACACTCTATTACAATCAAGCCTTTAGAATTTGAATCAGGAACTGGAGATTTAATGCTTCCAGTTGATATAAATGCCGTTGAATTTTCAGGAGGAAGTTGGGTTAATCTAAATAGAACAGTTTCTATTCATTTCCTAATTACGGTGGTATAATCTAAGATGGTGATATGTAATGGCTGCTGAATATATTGATAATACGGAAATTGGTTCTGGTATATACCCAACCAAGATACCTGGCTATGAAGATGCAGCCGACATTCAAGCGGCCTTAAGGCTTTACCACTATGGATCAACAACAATTCCTACAGAAAACACTCTCGGAACAGCAAGTGGAATTAACACAAAATCAATAGCAGGACATTTTAAAGCCATAGATAACACCATTCAAACACTTGCAACAACCGCCTATGTTACAAACGCAATTGCTGGAGTTACAGACGAGTATGCTCAACTTGCTGGAACAGGAATTGATTGGAATGCAGGGGCAAACAGGTTCGACCTTGACTATTTGTCAACAGTTATTGAAAAAACATCTAATTTTACTTTAGAAGCATCTAATGTTGGAAATACAATTCTTTTATCTACTTCTTCAACAATTGCCCTTACAGTCCCAGCAAATTCTGCCATTGCTTTGCCAATTGGTTATAAGGTTGATTTAATTGAAGTCGGTTCAGGAAGAACGACATTTACTCCAGGATCTGGCGTAACAATAAATAGCAAAAATGCACAAATGTATATTGACTCACAATATGGCAAAGCAACACTTTTAAAGATTGCAGAAAATTCTTGGATTGCGTATGGAGATATATATGAAGGTGCTTCTACACCAACACCAACTCCCACTCCAGTAGCACCTACTCCAGTAGCACCTACTCCTGTAGCGCCTGTCCCTGTAGCACCTACGCCAGTAGCACCTACGCCAGTAGCGCCTACGCCTGTAGCGCCTGTCCCTGTAGCACCTACACCTGTAGCACCTACACCTGTAGCACCTACACCTGTAGCACCTACACCTGTAGCACCTACACCTGTAGCACCTGCTCCTGTAGCACCTGCTTTTGCAATAACAAGTACTTCCTCAACAACAAGTTCTGTAACATACTCTTGGGCTAACGCCCCAGCAGGAACTGTAAATTATAGTATTTTCTATGTTTATGATGATGATACTCAATCTTCTGTAACTACTACATCATCATCATCTGCTACATTTAGTGGTCTTTCTTCAAGCACAACTTATGGAGTTTATGTTTCAGCAAGAAACTCAGATGGCACAACCTTGGCAAGCGCTTCTGCATCTATTACAACTCTTTCACCAACACCTACACCTGTAGCGCCTACTCCTGTAGCACCTACTCCTGTAGCGCCTGTCCCTGTAGCACCTACTCCAGTAGCACCTACTCCAGTAGCACCTACTCCAGTAGCACCTACTCCAGTAGCGCCTGTCCCTGTAGCACCTACTCCAGTAGCACCTACACCTGTAGCACCTACTCCTACAGCAAATTGTGGACCATACCCATCAGGATATGCTCCAGGAGAGTGCATATGTGTAGGATCAATGTGGACTTGTTTTTAGTTGATAACTTGTGCTATAATTAATAAAAATAGGAGGCATTATGTCAGAAGTTAGATTTGCAATTGTAGTTGATGGAGAAGTCGCGGGTACATTTAGTTTAGATTCAAATAGTACAGATTCTACAGCCACTGGACTGATTGCAGCATTAAAATCAGATCCAAAAATTATTGAAGATGAAACAAACTCTGTAAAAAGAGGCTGGACCCATAATGGAACAAGTTTTGTAGAATAAGATAACTAAAAATGTCAGAAGTTCTTAGTCCTTGGCAGCAATGGAAAAAAAATCTTGGAGAAGCCAGGCCTTGGGATATAGCAAACCCTAATACAGAATGGGCAGATGAAGAAAAAGCAGAAGATAGATTTTCTATTTGCAAAGCATGTCCAGAATTGATTAAACTAACTACGCAGTGTAAAAAGTGTGGGTGTTTTATGAAAGTAAAAACAAAATTAGATTTGGCAACATGCCCTATAGGAAAATGGTAGACAATGAACAAAGAAGAAATAGCACCAGGAATAGTTGTTTATAGTAATGTAATACCAAATTCAGAAAACTTATATAAAGAAATTGAAGAAGGCATCAATTCTGCAAAAATAGAATGGCAGGGTGCATCTGTAAAAGAAGCAGATAATGTTAGGATTAACAACGAAACAAGAAACACCTTAACAATAGGGATACCATATTTAGCGAAAATAGACAAAGAATTATCAACAAACTTTGTTGAAGAGTTTAACAAAAATTTAAATAATTTATTTTTTGAACATTTTGATTTAATTGAAAAAGACTATTTATCTTTTTATGGAATAAACTCAAATTGGCACGATCAATATGGAATTTTAAAATATGGTAAAGGACAGTTTTTTACTAATCATATAGATGATCACCCAGACTATCATAGAAGAGTTTCTACTTTATATTACATGAACGATGACTATGTTGGTGGAGAAATAAACTTTCCTAGATTTAATTTAAGCATAAAGCCAATGTCAAATCAAATGATTATATTTCCTTCAACATATGTTTATAATCACTCAGTATCTCCAGTAATTGAAGGAGAAAGATACGCAGTAGTTAGTTGGATGCGATGAAAGAGCCACAATTAATAAATAGTTTATTAAATGCTGAAGATTATACAAGACTGCTTGAGTCTTTAGACAATCCTAAAAGTTTTGGTTTTGATCCTGGATTTAGTAGGTACTGCATTGGAGACTTTGATCTTCCAATTCTTGGTGAATTAGCAGATAAACTAGTAGACACTGCAAGACAAGTATTTGATAGTGAATCTTTAATGCCAACATATACCCTATTTGCACATTATGAAGGACAAAACCCTACCCCAAGTCTTTACAAACATAAAGATGACAATGCATGCACATATACTCTTGATATGTGTGTTTATCAGAATAATCCGTGGGATTTGTGGGTAGAAGACAAAAACTATTGTCTTTATCCTAACCAGGCATTGGCATACTACGGCAATGATCAATTACATTGGCGTGAAGAATTTCCTAACCCAGAGACGAATCATGTTGCTATGATTTTCTTTCATTTTGCAGAGCCAGATCATTGGTGGTTTACCAAGGGCGCAGAATATCTTCAGGTAGTCAGAGGGCAAATTACAGAAGAGCAGTGGGGGCTCAATTATGGCAACAAATAAGATATTTTTCCAACACTGGAATCCTTGCGGATTAATAAATCAGGTAATGAGTCTAGAGTTAGCAGTGGGTCTCTCACATGAAACAAATGCAACTGTTGTAGTTCATAATGCAAGCAACAAGGGTGATCATTTATTTGATTTTAGGGCTGTTCCAATTCACACTCCTTCTAGATTTCATAACAATCAAAGAGAAGGATTTACAAATCCAGATCAGTTTCCACACCTATTAGAATTATTAGACTTTGATTCAAACTTAATTGTAATTGATCAAAAAATAGACAACTTTAAGCAGGAAGAAGTGGTTATAGAGGACATATTAAATAACTACTACTACAGCAATAGCACAAAAATAACAGAAAATGAGTTAGCATTTGCTGAGGGCAGACAAAGATTGCCACTAGATAGACCAATACATCTAAAAGGAACATTGGGCTGGTACTCAAGATTTTTCTATAACAGAAGCCCTGAACTAGATAAGGTATTGTCCTCAGTTAGGTTTAAGAAAGAATACACAGACCTGGCTAAGAAGATATCTAACTCTTTAGGCACATTTCAAGGTATGCATTTAAGACTAACTGACCATGTGCACATGTTTGAAACCACTCAAGAAATGTTTGAGTCTTGGATCAGTAACTTTGAGCAAAACAACTTGCCAATAGTTTTGTCAACAGATGAACCAGGTCATAAAATGGTTGAAGACAATAAGCATAGATTTATGCTATTAGATGAATACATTGTTAACAACTTTGCAGAAGACTTTAAGTCCTTACAATTTCAGGATGAAGTAGTTTTTGGTTTAATCTGTAATTTAGTTATGCATGATTCAGAAACTTTTGTTGGCACATCAGGAAGCACCTATACTGCATACATCCATAGAAATAGAAATCAAACTCGTAATGAAACTTGGGATTTCTTTGATAATCCAGAAACAACAGAAGGCCATCCATACTCTTGGAATGGTCATCCACTAAACCCTGGCAGAAAAATGTGGTGGAGAGAATGGAAGGAGTCAAGATTATCATGAAGACAGCATTAGTCTTAGGAGCAGGTGGTTTTATTGGAAGCCATATGGTAAAGCGTTTAAAGTCTGAAGGATACTGGGTTCGTGGAGTAGACCTAAAACATCCAGACTTTTCTGAAACACAAGCAGATGAATTTATTGAAAGAGATCTGTCAGTATACGACAACATGGAAAAGGTTGTTCAGTTTAAGGGTTATGCTGGTAATTTTTATTCAGAGATACCATATAAATTAATTACATCATTTGACGAAATATATCAGTTTGCTGCAGACATGGGTGGTGCTGGATATATTTTTACTGGAGATAACGATTCCCAGATTATGGAAAACTCAGCATTAATTAATTTAAACTTACTTAGAGCACAATCAAGACTAAACAAAAAATACGAGATTAACAAGACCAAGATATTCTACTCAAGTTCAGCATGTATGTATCCCGATTACAAACAACTAGAAACCAATAATCCTGGACTCAAAGAATCAGATGCGTACCCTGCAGATCCCGATAGCGAATATGGTTGGGAAAAACTGTTTAGCGAAAGACTATTTCTAGCATTTAACAAGAACAACAAGATACCAGTTGCAATAGCAAGATATCATAACATCTTTGGGCCAGAAGGAACATGGGATGGTGGTAAAGAAAAAGCACCTGCAGCAATGTGTAGAAAAGTTATTCAGGCAACAGATTCTATAGAAATTTGGGGCGACGGTGAACAAACTCGTTCATTCTTGTTTATTGATGAATGCATAGATGCAACCAAAAAACTTATGGAATCAGACTTTACGGGACCAATCAATATTGGCTCTGAAGAAATGGTAACAATAAACCAGTTAGTAGACACAGCCTGCTCTATTGAAGGAAAGTCTTTAAAGAAAAATCATATTTCAGGACCATTGGGTGTTCGTGGAAGAAACTCAAACAATGATTTAATCAGAGAAAAACTACAGTGGGACTATTCTCTGCCATTGCAAAACGGTATAGAAAAAACCTACAATTGGATTAAAAGTCAAATAAATGGATAAGGCTGAAGTTGTAAGAGAAGTTTTTTTGCAAGATGGCATTGGAGCACAACTATGGAGAAAACTATTCTGCATGTCTTATGCAAAATACCACAACCTTCTTTTTGAAGACAGTCCAATTACAGATTTTTTAATTCATGAATCTGACAAAGTTTACAGCGAAGAAGAAAAGGTTAAATTCATAGATAAGTTTAATACAATATTAAGTAACCCTTGGAAAGATATAGACTTTTCTAACAAAGACAGTTTTGTTCTTTGTGATAAAGTTGGCTTAGGATACGAAATATTGTACAAAAATGCAGGAGTAATAGATCAGCCATGGACATTCTTAGATGTTGCCAAAGAATTTAGCACTATAGAAAAAACAGAAAACAATGTAGTGATTCATATAAGAAGAGGCAATGTTCTTCCAGAAAATCCAAGATGGGTAGAAGAATCTGTTTATGTAGACATGTTGCAACGACTTCCAGACTTTTTAAAAAAACTAAATATTGTTCCAGACAGAGTAATAATTTTAACAGATGCTCCAGATTCAAACAAAAAGTTTAAGCCTATAAATCAAAATCAATTAGATAAATGGAGACAACCTCATTTACACAAAGACGAAAACGATTCTTTTGACACAATGTCTATAAACTTTAAATTACTTAGGGATGCATATCCAGGTATTGAAATTTTAAATAATCTAGATACCTATACAGCATTTACTATGATGGTAATGGCAAAAGTTTTAATAACTGGTAGATCTGCCTTCAGCGAATCTGCGGGTCTACTATCAAAAAACACTGTTTTGTCAGTTAATAACTATCGCAGTTTTTTTGAAAGTATGCAATAAAATACCCCCAAGGATTTCTCCAAGGGGGCATTATTTTTATTTATTATTTAGGAAATTTAGCCATCCAGGTTTTAGTTCTTGGAGTGATGCCCTTCCATGAGGACCAGTCTTCTCCACCATTTGTCATATAATATGCAATCTCTGCATTTTTGACGGGATTAAATAGTTCAGCATTTGACTCAAGATCAAACTTAGTTCTACGATCAGGACCAAGGTTGTCAATCATATTGATTTGGAACATACCATAAGACGAGTCCCCAGTCTTGTGATTGCCATTAAAAGCCAATGGTCGCCCATTAGACTCCTTTTTAGCCACTGCCCAAGCAACTACAAGGTCTTTACCCTTGAAGCCTACTAAGGACAGGAGTTCCTTTAGTTCTAAATCAGTTAGAGAAGTCTTATTCTCAAAACTCTCTAGTTTTTTTTCCTTAGAAACCAAAAAAACCTCTTTCGAGGCGGTATCTATTGTCTGAGCCTGTTCAAGGCTAAGATTGTTCTTCGTATCAAGACCTGAATCAGCATTGGCTCCGTTCGACAAAACAGTTACTAATGCTACGATACTGAGTGTGCTAATGATCTCTTTGTTTCTTTCGATAAATTTAATCATAGTTTCCTCCTTAGAAAACAAT